CTCTCCATCAACTTATCCAAGGAGCTATTATGAACATCATCGCTGGAGATCTTTTTACTCACCTTTCGGTAGTTATCGATGATCCAGATGTTGATGTTCAATTGCGCGTCTTGTATAAGCAGGTTCTGTTTTGGCTCGAAACTCACGTAGACCCAGTTGACTCTGCAGCTATCTCTTTATTCCCCTGTGTTACGGGGAATAACTTGATGCTGCTTGGTCAGCTGATCTATGATATTTTCGTCTCCGAGCAGAAACCTGGTGATGAGGAGGTTCCTTTGACCGACGATTAGTTCTGTCGGTAGGTAATGTGCTTCAGAAGCACCCCTTCTAGTGTTACACTAGGAGGTTCGACTTGCGTCGAGTCACCAGACTACTGTGATGGGCTTGTAACCCATCTGACGCATTTTAGGTAGGTCTAAGGCTTGCCTTTTTTCTTACCGCAACCCTGAGGAGCTTCTTCTTATGTCCCGTCCTAGCCCAGAATCTTCCAACAAGACTGTCCAAAAGACATCCACGAACTACCAAGGTATCATTACTACGACAAATCGCACTTTCAAGTGCTACGAGCGTTTTTGGAATGGAGTGAAAACTCCAAACTACTTTACACTCGCAGCTCAGAAGCACGGTTTGCCTAATAACGATCATGATAGTAAAATAACAACTCGTAATGAGTTGTTACTTCGTCAGACTATATCCGATGCGTTTTTTTCACCGCCTCGGGTTACATCTGTTGTTGATACATTCGCCGGGCTACGCGGTAACTCTAGTTACCCCGACCACTCTTATGAGTGTGATCATTCCAAACTGGCCTACGAGCAAGCAAAGCAGCGCTGCATCGACCGTGTCAAGGAGTTGGACTTCAACGCCGCGCAAGCGCTTGCTGAAGTTCAAAAAACTGCTGACTTGGTCGGTGATACAGCAACGCGTATTGCTAAAACCGTCGTCCTATTTCGGAAGGGTAAGTACAAACAAGGCCTTAAAGCCCTAGGTTTACCTAAGGGTTCTAAGACTTTTGTTCCGCGCAAGAGTGCTGCTGATAATTGGCTAGCCATCCAGTACGGATGGATTCCTCTTCTCAGCGACGTAAGAAATGCTGCGGAGTTCCTGGCTAAACAACCTAAGCCACCTGTCTTTACTTTTACCGGTACAGCTACTGAGAGTGACTCTCAGAAGATCTATAACGATATCAGTTCTGGACTTGGTGGTCTTAAGTGGTTTGAGCTAGGGTTCCAAAGCAGAGCTAGGATGTCGTTGACTTTTAGCGTGGCTAACCACTCTATTAAGACAATGAGCGAACTAGGAATCCGAGACCCGGCGCTACTAGTTTGGGAGCTTCTCCCTTACTCGTTCGTCGTTGACTGGTTCCTTCCTGTTGGTAAGTACCTATCTTCCATAAACTACACTGATGGCCTCACTTTTAAAGGTGGGTACACTATGCAGTATACGGAAAATAATTGGGCTTGTGCCACAAAATTGTGGATCAGCACTGGTGGAGGTATAACTACGACGACGTTCCCTGGAAATACTCATTCCTCAAAGAATGTGTTTCTCTCAAGACGTCATCTTAACCAACCCCCATCAGTTTCGCTTCCTCGGATTAAAAATCCCCTCTCACTTACGCATATGGCGAACGGGCTTGCCCTTTTGTCAAAAGCGTTTCGTTAACTCCTTCAAGGAAATTACCATGGCAGCTATTGCTAATCTCACACTGACGGATGCCGCAGGCACCCCAGTGAATCATACCTATGTGCCGCAGGATTGCACGTCGGAACTCGCAACCTGGAACGAAACGGCTGGTGGCATCTCCATCGGCATGCCTCAGTTCACCTTTTCTTTGAAGCTTGGCCAGAACGGTCAAGCTAACAAAGTATCGGGTAAATTGACGCTGCCGACTCTGGAGACTGTCTCCGGCCAGGACGCCTCAGGCTACGTTGCAGTTCCGACGCTGGCTTATACCTGCATCGGCAAGTTCGAACTGACCTTGCCAGCACGTGCGACTCTCCAAAATCGTAAGGACGTACGCGCCATGATTCAAGACGCGTTGTCCGATGCGATCGTAACGACCGCAATCACCAGCTTCGAACGTCCGTTCTAATTAACCGGAGTCTAGACTAATGAACTCAGTTCAGTTAGCTTTACACGTCAAATCTGCTCAGCAGATTCTTCGTGCACTAGACTGCCCTCGGGCCCTCACGATCAGCATCATGCTTGATCATGGGGACTACGAAGGCGTTCTTAGCTTAAAGCCCCGTTTCGATTTTCTTAATCAAGACGATTTCTTTCGACACTATCAGGCTACCAAACTGCTGTCAAAAGCAGCTTGGTTACCTAGTGGTATCGATAAGAAAGCCGTCGCGATTCAGACTTTTATCGAGTCGGAAGCTTCGTGCCAAGTGACAAATCAAGTTTTTCATTCCGTGCGTTCTGGCTCAGCCTGCTGGCTGAAACCAGACTCCGAACAGCTCATAATGAGAGTCCGGAGAAAAATCGCGCAAGTTATGGGAAACCCAAACTATCACTGGGTGGGTGATTGCGGATTCGGTCCTGGAGCAGATCGATCCACTGTAGGCGGCTTTACGGCTGCTTACGATAAACTGCAAACACCCGGGGACGTTACTCACAGTTGCAAACCGTACCTTACGGCCTACGTTGAGAATTCTTACCTCAATCGTAAGTTTCAGTACGACATTGCAACTAGGGAACTGTGTGTCGTAACGACACCAGGTAACCGAGTAACTTTCGTCCCTAAAAACTCGAAGACCGACAGATCAATAGCTGTTGAGCCTCGCTGGAATATTTTCTTCCAGAAAGGCCTCGGCTGCTACATTCGTCGGAGACTCGCTCGTTTCGGAGTTGATCTAAACGATCAAAGCCAAAACCAGCGTCTCGCCGGTGAAGGTAGTGGAAATGGCGCTTATGCCACTATAGATCTTAAGTCTGCTTCGGATACTGTCTCGCGTGAGATCATCTGGGATCTATTCCCCTATGATTGGGCAATCATGTTGGACCGCGTCCGTAGTAGAACGGGAACGCTTGAAAAAGCCGTTCCGTTCCGCTACGAGAAATGGTCGTCCATGGGTAACGGTTATACTTTCGAATTAGAAAGTTTACTGTTCTTTGCCATATGCTCAGCGTATACTGACGATTTGTCAGTATATGGGGATGATTTAATCGTCCCTACTAAGCATTATCACGCGATCGTTGAGGCCCTGTCATTGTTTGGCTTTTCAGTAAATGAAGATAAGTCGTTCTGCACGGGTCCCTTCCGGGAATCGTGCGGGGCTGACTATTTTAACGGGGTATTGTCTACCCCTATTTACTGGAAAGGTCCACTCAATGATGAAGGAACTCTTCGACTGGTTAACCAAATCAGCAGTCTTGCTACTAGTCTTGGCAGCGGTATCTACCGCTGTCGCAGCCTCCGTAGGATTCACGCTGATCTGGTCAACCGGCTTCCGAAACACTTTCAAAGTCGAGGCCCCCGCTCCATCTCTACCTGCGTCCATGACTCTTTTGAGTCCTGGAACGCCAGGAAACGATGGGGCTGGTGCGGCTGGTTCGTCTTCTTCAGCATCCCAATCGCTAAGCGATTCCGATTCTTAGATTTCGACTCAGCCCTCGGTCACGTGTTGTTGAACCCGTCTTCTGACGGTTATACAATCCGCGATCGCGTCCGACTAAAAAAGCTCGAGGTCTTCATACCGTCAGGTTTTGAAGATTTAGGCCCGTGGAGATAAAACTCCCTGGTTTCGATCGGTC